CAATAATAAATGGAGAGAGGACTGAGCATCTTGCCCATCCACCATACCAGCACCCATCGTCCAGTCTGCCAGAGCAACGGATCGTGCCAGACACAGCCTCAAGAAGCACCACAATTACAACAACCACAACAATTACCACAAGCACCACAATTACCACAACTACAACCACAATTACAACAAGCACCACAAGCATACCAACAGCAACCACAATTACCACAACCATACCAACAGCAACCAATTGTCATTGTGAACAACATTCAGGATTATCAGGATCGAGGAGGTCGCCATCATCAGCAACCTTACTATAATAATTACAATAATTACAATAATTACGGATGCTACCCCTCAGCCTGCTACCTAAATCCGTATAATTTTTCTTATATCTCTCCGATTCGCAATAATCCGTGCTGGACACCACCGATCCCCTATTATGGGAACAGCTACTGTGCAAGACCTCCCTCCTTTTGTTATCGATAATAATCTTACGGTTTATTTCCATCTATTGTTAATGGAACGACTTTTCTGGAGGAGAAGATTGGTGCCAATGTTTTAGCAGTGCTATTATAAATATCCTTCCTCTTGGTATTATGAATTAATTCTTCTCTGAACAATTTGACCTTTTCATTGATCTCATTCACCGGGATACCATCTCCGTCTTTAAATTCAAGATAGACATCGATAGGATCTCTCATTCCCGTGTCTTCCGAGGCCACAATATTACCGCCGTCTACGGACCTACAATATTCCTTATTGGCCCACTCAAAATTACCGGCCATCTGAAGGAAGATATAGAAGCAGCCAATCTTGATCCAGACATCTCTAAAAATGTCCCTGGCGGTAGAATCGTCCTGCCAGCGGTAATTGGGATTGAAGAATTTATTTCGATTGATGACGGTCCTCATAAAAGGCCAGGTCATGATGAAGGACACAAGGGCCGCCTCTGTGATAAACACAAAAAATGTTGCAACATGCAAACCTGTGCCCATTATTTTTTTGGATCCAACAAAATAAGAATAAAAGGAGAGGGTGTGGATCCCAAAGACAATAAAGAAGACCACTATGAGGAGGGCCACAAAGGCTAGGATCATAAAGGTGATCCCGGCGATCAGGAGCATGTATCCGATCCAATTGTTCTTCATGTTTAGAATCGTCTCCTCGCTATTGGTAAGGGGAGGAGATGTCGAGGCAATAGATGTCGCCACCGAATTGGTGATGTAGGGAGTGGAATACTTTGTATTGTAAATGGTAAAGAAAGCAATAAAGGAAAAGATGGAAATGACGGCAAGCAATCCAAAAAGGGGCTTTTGGAAATACATGTAACAGGCACCAAAGGCGATGGCCAGGACGAAGCATAGAAGCACCAGATAAAGCAATCCCGGCGCTGGTGTGCTTGCAGGGGGGTTGCAGGCCCACGAGGAAAAAGGCGGCACCTTCATCTCGTTATAGATCTCGCAACCCGATGTAGTATTGCCATCGCCGAGCGACGAGACAATCAGATTATTACAGCCTCCCAATTCCAGCACATAGATGACCAAGACGGTAACAAATCCGATCCCCATCATTAGACCCAATGTCTTTACACAGTCCATGGTCCGCTGGCGATTGATTTCTTCTGCACCTTCACCCTTGGCCTTCCTAAAAAAAATCGGTTGGCGAAAGAGCAAGATCACACCATACGCTAGAACCGCCGATGCAAAATAGAGGGCGAGTTCCAGCCGCCACTGATCGGTATGGGCCTTCATGAAATCTGTATACTGGTAAAAGACGGCCATCAGCACAAAGATTAACAAAACCGTCACCTCGATGATGTGCAGATATTCGAGAAATTTTTCCTTGAGCTCTGCGCGATACACCTTCTTCTTGATGGCCTTTTCATATGCTTTTTCTGTATCTGTAAAGGTGTTTACATCTTTTTTCATCATTTCAGAAATATTGATATTTTGTAATGTCGATGGATTCAAATTTTTATCTAAATGATACTTTTTAAGTGTAGATCGACATCGCGGTGGTAATACTCTAGCTTGTGGTAGTGCATGTGGTATTGATCCATCGTTTTTTATTTGTATGGCTAGTGGTGGTGATGATGTCATGTTTTTTATTCTTTCTCAAAAACTTTTTTTTCCGATATTTTTTTTCTCTGGATCCAGATGTAGCAATCGTCTTCTTTTCGTTCCGTGGTCACAGCATCGATCGTCTCTGGCCTCTTGACGGCAACCAATTGCTCAAATACATCTCGGCAGTCTCGGGTCGGATCGGGCTTCTTGATAATGTAGAGCTCCATTGTATTTCTATAATTGCACAGGATAATTCATATACATTATTTTTGTAATCTCGATCGAGGTGGGAGGAACGGAGTAGTCCTCGAGGAGAAGGATGCGCTTCTGCGGTAGGAGTGTGAAATAGAGGAGCGAATCGTCCAATTCAATCGTGAGAAAGACAACCTCGTCATTATAAAAAAACAAATTCAAAATCTTCCAGGGAAGGTTCGGGAGGCGCCGATCAACAATCTTCTGGATCTGTTCGAGTAGACTCCTCTGGGGAGGCTCCGTCGTAGGAATAGGCACGACGAGATTCGTGTGATCTTCCACGACAATCATCGTCTTTTTTTTCAAGGTCATGATGATCAAGATTATCAGGATGAGGACCACACATGTGATAACAATGATGATGCACATCACTATTTATTTTTTCACAAGCAAAAAAAAAAAGTTTTTTAAACTAAACGTATAAAAAATGGGAGAAGTATCCAATGCCAAAAAGGGTCGTCCTAGTTTTGGTGTTAAAATGTTCTTTGCCATATCCGGTTTGCTTGTCTTGATTTATCTGATTGGACGGGGGTATATGAAATCATTCCCAATGTTCACAAGAACCGAGAATTCAATCGTCTATCCACCACGCGTCAATCTCATGATGATCAATACACTGAGCATCTTTTTCTTTATGATGTCCATCATGGAATTCAACCTCCATTATGCTATCAATCCTCTGGGGATCAGCCTGGACAAAATCTCGTCGGATACCTGCAAAAATCAATTGCAGGCTGGATTCTGGATCCTGATGATCATTATTGTATTCCTTCTTACCTATAATACGGCCATGATCTATAAAATCCTTGGAAAGCCCAAATTAACAGATGCGGAAGAACAACAAAACCCTGGAAAAGTTGGAACTATTAATCGTTATATAACTGCAGCTAAACGAGGAATTACACATAATGATACAAATTTCGTCCGGATCGTCCGCACCGTGATTCCCTCCAATTATGAAATATTCATGTGTGTATTTTTCGCCATCACATCCCTCACCGTCTACCTATCTTTCATTTGCACTTCTTATTTTACGGATGATACCCCCCTTAAGGATTGTGTCGGAAATACAAGTGGTGTCGATAATATCTATACCGCGCCTCCACCTCCCAATTGTCTCTATCCTAATGAGAGCGATGCCGTCAAGACATGTAGTGGTTGTCCCGAGGGCAAGACCCCTGTGTGTAAAAGCAGCGATAAAGATTCTACCGGGTGCTGGCACTGTAACGCGTGCGAATGTTTGGTGCTCTCTTCTCCTTCACCAACAAATTGACGATCTGCTACCTACTAAGCTGCCTGTATAATCAGCACCAGCTTCGACACGATAGATCAGGTATTGACGTAATGGGGGAAATTCATTTTGTTACGCCCAGCTCTAAATAAAGCTATCCTGCTGCCAACAATTCGGACGATCATGCTATAACATAACAGCACCGAAGAAGAGGTGAGTGGAAGTGTAAGGAGAGATACAAACTTATTATCATGCTTAAATAAACTATCACTAACTAAGGCACAAACACCAAACTGGTATCCATTCACTCGTAGTGAATTAATACTGTATCAATAAAGATGAATCAAAAAGAAATATCAATCGTCATCGATCATTCGAATACTCACAAGAAAAGATAAGCTCTATAAAAAATCTCCATGATCATGGGACACGACCAAAATCATCCTCATACCGCACAATATCATCCTCGCCAAAATAGGTCCCCGTCTGGATCTCCACAATCTCTAATCCATCCTCATAAGGATTGATTAATCGGTGCTTCTGTGTCACCTCGATCACGATCGAATCTCCCGTCGCCAGGTCCAACAGGTCCTCTCCCCGCACCGCCTGTCCCGCCCCATTTACCACAATCCACCGCTCGGTCCTCTTCTCATGACTCTGAAGCGACAAGCGCTTCCCCGGAAGCACATGGATCCGTTTTACTTTGTAATCGCCGTCGTGCAACACCTCATACCATCCCCATGGTCTTGTTTCTTTCATCTTTCTTTCCTTCTTTTTTTCTCTTTAGATCTAAATCACAAACGAGTAATCTCCACGAGGCATGTGATCTGGAGGAGGGGGTTAGCTTGGAGAGGTGGAATATAGTCACAGAGTTCCGTTTCAAACGTGAGGCCATCGGGCATGCTAACACGGAATTTGAGATTGTCGTTCGGCTTGAATTTGACAATCTGAGAGGATCGATCCGAGCTGATGTTGATAAACTTGGTGGTGACGGGATTGTTGACATCCGAGATGCTGCATACAAACGTGACCGATGTTGCATTTGGGTTGTTGGAATAGATGATGGATTTATTATGACCCGAGGAAGCCGTCTCGTTCGTGATCTCCAAAAAGACATAGGGATAAGAAGAGGTCAATGCACCAAAGGGAAGGTTGAGGATCTGATTTGGTAGAATGAGCGTGTTGACGGCCAGTGAATAGCAGACCATCTGATTACTCGAGACCATCGTCCCGCGGTAATCCATATTCACACATCCATCTCGAAGAAAGGGGAGGATCTGGTAATCGAGCGCCTCGGGAAACGAGGCCAGGTTGGTGCATACGAAACGATCATAGAGCTCACAATCCAAGGGTTGGGTGAGTAGGATCAGCTTGCCTTGATAGGTGAAAACAGCCACGATCGGAGTCAGACCGTTCAGAGAATTCCCAGTCATGATATTATTATTGGGCATATTACGATTCGGGACATAGGGGAGCGAATTGTTGGGATTGATCTGCAATTTGGTCTTATCGGCCGGATTCAGCCTGTATTCGGCGGTAAAGAGAATGGGCATCATATAGCATCCCGCCATCGCCATATGTTCCGCCTTGCTATTGACAAGGAAACCCACACCTGTTCCTGTAATCACGACTGTTCCCAATCCCTGGCGAAAGGTCTCGCCCACCGGGAGCATATAATACTCACCGCTCAGCGTGTAGTCCTTGCCGCAGTATAAGATCTCCAATCGTCCCACCCCACCCCCGTCGGACTGGACAAACACGACTCTTGCGACCGCCAGGCTTTCCACTGGTCTTGAATCATAGCTGGTGACAATCTGCACCTCCATACCTGTTGTATACGAGGATCCAGGTGATGTGATGTCTATCTGGTAGATACCCGACGACAAATAATAGGGTGGCATAATCGTCCCTCGATCAATCTCCTGTTTCAATGACATGGTATACTTATCGTTCACCGACCACCCCGCCGAAAAAGGTTTCGTGAGCACAATGCTGTAATTAACCAAAACTCCCACATTGACCTCATTCAGTGTCTGGTCCCATATATAGACCGGCTGATTCGAACTGATAAAATATCCATTCTCATTGGAAGAATACCCACGAAAGGTGACATTATAGCCCTGCAATACTATACTACTGACCGTGCTGTCATTGCGGATGGTGTAGGCGAACGGCAATACAAACGCTTCAAGGATCGGTGTATCGAGATAAATGATCCGCCGCACCGCATCATACGAAATGATGCGGTAGGAATTGGCATCACTGGGAACCGTTAACGTCAGATTGATGATGCAATTATTCGCTTCGTCCAATGTAGTCCCATTATCTGGATCGGACAATCCCACCAATGCGTCGATGCTCGAATCCACCTGGAGTGCGCTCGGATTCCCTCCCACCACCGTCCCTGAAAAGGTCGCCCCCATGGACAAGAAACAAAAAGAATGGATCGGATATCCGTCCGCCAATGGATTTGTCGAATTAAAGGGTGAATTGCCAATATTGGCATTGATCGGCATGATGAAATCCGCCGGATTTGGATACAACAATCGGTCCCGGAAGGTCGAATCAATCATGATGTATTTGCGATCCATCTGTATAATTTATTCTGAAGGATTATCTCTTTATACCTCTGAAATTTTATTCATTCTTCTTGTAAAAATGACTTGCCAAAACGGATCAATTCTTCCGAAATGTTGTGTTTATAGAAATGTGTTTTTTTATGTGTCTCGATCGTTTTCTTAATCACAGGAGTCTGACAGGCCGATTCTTTGGTCTCGATCGTTTTCTTAATCACAGGAGTCTGACAGGCCGATTCTTTGGTCTCGATCGTTTTCTTAATCACAGGAGTCTGGCAGGTAGAATCTTTGGTCTCGATCGCGGTCGCAAGAATCTCGATCGATTCTTTTGTGGAAACTTCTTTTTCCAGCATCTCCTGAAACTTTTCCAGCGCATACCTCGGAAATGACCATCCTGGCCCCTTTTTATTCAGATCGGCATAGTGCCTCCCAAGGATCATCTTCATGATTTTTTGCAACACCTCGCTCGAGATGCCTTCCTTTTCTATCTCCTCATCCATCACCAGGACCCTCTTGGCTTCAATTTCATAGTGCAACATGCTTTTTCTAATACACCACTCATGCATTAAGATCAAGATCAAGATCAAGATCAAGATCAAGATCAATCACTCTAAAGACTAGATAATCCATTTGTAAAAATGGATTTCATCGATCGGATTTTTATCATCAATCTCAAGCATCGGACGGATCGATGGAAAGACATCATGGAAGAATTGAGCACAGCGGAGGTGCCGATGGAAAAGGTGGAGCGATTCGACGCCATCCAGAAATCACCGGGATGGCTCGGATGCACCATGAGCCATTTCGAATGCCTAAGTCTCGCCAAGGCAAGAGGATACAGGGCCGTATTGATTCTGGAAGATGATTTCTCAATCTATGAGCCGCGCCGATTTGCCGAGAACCTGGGCAAGATCCGCGATGCCGGCTTTGAATGGGACATGATGTTCCTGACCGGCACCGTCTTTGAGGCGACGCCTCATAACGATCACTTTCATAGGATCGGCCTGCTCTTTTCCTCCTCGGCCTATGTCATCCAGAAACCCTACATGGATACGCTTATGGCGAATTACCAGGAGGCTATCGATCTCCCCGAGAAACTCGACGAGAATTGGAAGGTGCTCCAGCGCAGGGACCGCTGGTTTGTTTTTAAGAACAAAGTGGGATACCAGAGATCAGGCTATTCGGATATTGAAGAACGATACGTAAGTTATGGTTGTTAATCAATAATTTTTTTTAATGAATAAGTAAATGACAATACAATCACCATCACAACTATCACCAATTGCGAAATGCCGTAAGAATGGAAATAGATTATTATTTATTCTGATCTTGATGTCTATTCTTTTATTTCAAATTTATACCTGTTTTGAATTACCAACGCTCTGGAATATTATTTTGGAGGGTATATCCATCGCAGTGATCCTTATCACATTTGCATATGGTATACATTATGTCCGTAGTCATAATTTAATTATGTCTCAAATTCAGAATGTTATTTACAGCATAGGTATTGTATCGATCCTTTGTGTCCTTCCTCTTATTTTTTATCATTTATTTATAATTGAAAAAAATACATCAACAACAATTCGATCTATTATATTCCAATGGTGTTGTTTTGCCATGATATTGATTCTCAGTATAGTCTCTTGTTTCTTTTTAGCTGAAATCTGGATAATTCCAGGAATTTTGAGTGTGCTATTGACATTGGGAACTCTTTACTTTATGATAGAAAAAAAGTCTAGTATTGCGATTGCAAGTCAAATAGGTATCCTGATATTCATTCCTATCACCATAACAATATTTACTTCGAAAATTGTCAACGGTTTGAACAATACTTCAAGAACCACTCCTCTTTTATCGTTTCCGAGGACATGTAAACAAAAACTACAACAACAAAAACTACAACAACAACTACAACAACAAAAACTACAAAAACAAAAACAACAACAAAAACTACAACAACAACAACCATTGATTCCTTCGCCGTGATTATGCATGCAAACATAACCTGTTATCATCATGACAAGTCGCATCCATTTTACAAAAATCAAAATACACACTTCTCTCTTACAAGTAAAAAAGTATGTAAGAATGATAAATACTGGATCTGTAATCTTAACCGATCAGCGTGTGCAGGATGACGACCACACGATGAAGCACGGCATCCGTCGTATCTTCTCGGAGATGAATAATCAGATCATCGTGCTGATTATAAGAAAAGTGGGTATTCCATTCGAACAGCATCGGTAGAATCGTTCGTTTCATCCACGATTTTCTCAGACACATGGTGCAGGAGTGCAGATCTGAATGAAAATACATACGGACCTCACCATCAATATCATCTCTCTGAATCTCCGAATCCACAATGATGCGCATATCCATAAGATCGGCCTCATGGTCCTGATGATGAATCAGAGCCATCCATACTGGATTGTTTTCCACCGAAAAAAAACGATGCTCGAGAAGAGTCTGCCATTTTTGCTGGCGTGAGAGATGATTGGTTTCTACCCATGTCGCCCCAACGCGTCGGGACAGATAGCGGACCAGACTCGGTGTCCCCGCGATCCCGATCAATCGCTGTGGAGGACCAAAGCATCGGTAAGGAATCGAGAGAGGGGAGATGCTCTGTCCACGATGTCCCCGATAGAGGATTATTTCTGGATTTTTTGGATCGTTATTAACTGGTATATACGTCTGACCGGAACGTATCCAGTAGAAAAAGGCCGGATTGTCGATGATAAGATCACACCGAAGAATCATACATACCGTTGTTTTTTCCGCGGAGGATAACTCGGCATGGGAAACAAAGGTAATCTTGTGGTCCTTGCATGTCTCCATCAATGCTTTAGCGACTTGTAAAGGATACGACAAATTCGAATGCAAGACGACATAAATGTTCATTCTTCCTTCCTATCTATCATCAATATTCTAAAAAAAAAATATAGGAATCACTATTTTTATTTTTGGGTTGAAAATAAAAATTATTTATTCATTCTATTCTAAAAAACTTACACATTGGCTAAGGGGGTGATGGCGAGGCGGAGAACGAACATGGGGCAAATCTGGCTGGCGTTGCTGCTATTGAGTGTGAAGACACCACCGGCAAGATAGGCGTTGAGGGATTTTGTTGTTTTCGAGAAATACTCGGTGACAAAGATACCGCCGTTATCGAAGGTGTTGGCAAAGGCATTGCCGATCACAGCACGATCTTGCACCGCAGCGCCGATGCTTGCATAAGTAGTGCTGGTGGTGGCGGCAATAAATACGGCACCAGTGTAAGGATATGTAACCGATAATGTGCCTGGATAAGGGGGGGATGTTGCAGTAGAAACGTATGTAGTAGGACTATAGGGTGAGACTATAGAATAGGTATTGTCATGGAGGAAGAGGCGGAAAGCGAATTTGGGATATTTAGCTGCCAGGGCATCCACGGTAGTTTGGAAGTTGGCGGCAATTACCGCAGCGGCGGCATCGACTGATGCTTGGGCACTGCCGTCGATCAGCAGCGTCGCATAGTCGAGGATCACCTCTTGGGAGTTGATGCGCGCAGTGTTCCACATTCCCTGAGCATCCGTCCAAGTGAGCGGGGATGCGCCTGCGATGGCGCCGCGGAGTTTTGTGGTGCTGAGAGCGGGCAGTGGCATGCGCTGGTCGATAGCGTTCCTGGTATCGGTCTGGATTGTCTGCATTACTAAATTGAATGCCATCTTGTATAAACAAATACACCTCCTACCCTAATGCAATATCTTTTTTTTTTTTGTTTTTTTTTACATCGTTAGGACGAGTTCCGCCGCGGAACAAGAAAAAGGCAGACATCCTTGGTATCCCAGAAATAGATGCTTGGTGATCGGGTCCGTAGCATCGGGGCAAGGAGAGGTGGTCTGGAGCGTGGTGCTCCGGCAATCCTGAATCTCATAGCACCAGCGCTCATTGCCCAATGGTTGGTAAATGTATTGGATCGAATCATATCCAATCGATCGCGCGCGCACATAGATCTCGTGGTTCAATTCCACAAGATTGGAGGGTGGCTTTGTCACCGAACCAAATAATTTGATCCAGGCATCCTTGTGATCCTGGACCACTAGACTCTTTCCCACATCGTAATAAAGGCCACTACCCACCGCCAGATAGAACCAGAATCCGATGCGCTTCGCGTCGCAGCACCGGTGCAATACCTCGATTTTGGTATGATTCGGAATTCCGTTAGGAAAGCGGACACAATATTTACCCTGATAGATGTATCGCACCCACTTGTCCATCGGTGCAAAATGCCACAGGGAAGACGGACAAAGTTCATTCTCTTGATTGCATTTCGATGTTGAGAAATTCATGGCCTCCACAAAGGAAGAATCCAGGAGTGCCGGGTAATAGAACATCAAAGATGATGTGTCGATGGGGAACAAGGATGTTTCCTTGAGGGTGTCACGATAGACGGCCTGGAGATAGCCTAACCACATCGGATCTTGTTTCAGTGCCTTCCAGGAATGAAAGGTGGGGAATTGTGGACGAGGAGGCGGGAATAGGATGATCAGACTCGTCACCACAATCACTCCGAGGAGAAGCACGGATTCTACAAGTTCCGCCAGCATTTTATGAATAATCTTTATTTCTTGATGGATTTTTTTCTTCTTATTGTAAATAGACGATGTTTCTTCTTAGGTTTGCTATTGATATTGATTTGACGATTCATCGATCTCAACACAAGATAGACCAGCGCAACCAAGAGCATGCCATACACAATGTGCATCGTATGGAGTGGGAAGCCTCGATCTCTACAGACGAGGACGAAGGGTCCTATCGCCAGAAGACATGCGACGACGATTTCCACGAGCACTCTTGCATGGATTCCTGGAAATACACGGATCGACGTCACAATCATCGAGACGAATAACATACAGAGGAGCGATACGGTCAAAAGAGCCATCCCCAATACCCAGGGTGGTGTTTTGACCTCCAACGTTGCGGCTAGTCGCGCCAGCGCTTTTGAATGCTTGGTGAGGATAACGACTGTGACGGCACCAAAAAAAGCGATCAGCAGGCCTGGAATGACCAATTCGCCGCTGCGATGGATAATGTCGCCAGTGGTGGCCG